GGTTGTGCCATTCCCCCCGAATGCGGTTGGAATCTTTGGCAGTACCGTTCCGCTGGCGATGTTCGTGTTGTACTTGCTGGTGCCGTTGGTGTCGGTATCGGTGCTGGCAAGGTAGATGTCCACCCACACCTCTCCATCCACCAACACCATTCCGCGCGGGTCGGATGCCGCTGGGCGGAACTTCAAGTCCCAGATGCTCCATGCGTTGATACCAGCAATCTTATCTACATCAGCTTGAGTCCAGATCATGCCATTGCCTGTTGTGGCAAAACCACCACTAGCAACCGTTGTACCTGCAGCTACAAGACCGTGATGGAAGCCTCCGATCTTGCGCCAATTGCCTGCGGCGGGTGCGCTTATAAAGTCCGTTGTAGCCTGAATCGTTGCATCGTCCTTCACCCAGATTGCGTAGTCCGTTCCACCAACAAGGGCAGGCATAGTGATAGCTGTATCAGATGAGAATGTAACCATAGTTTCAGCCACACTAATCCTAGTACCTGCCTTTATTGAAAGTGCTCCCGCAGATACCTTAGTGAAGATAGGGGTTAATGAGTCAACTTTTAAAATTGAATTGTAACTAGAATTGTTTAACTGGCCCAGATTAACAATATGTCCAGACGATGTTGCATCTGGAACCAATACCCCAGTTGAATCAGCTATTAGTTTATCAACTCCGCCAAATTGGATAGAGCCTGATAAACCATCTGCTGCTGTTTTTAATGATATGTTTGACACATTAATTCCTTATTAGTTATACACTGTTACTATCAACAGCTAGTATCCCCGCTATGAGCCCATACCAAATAGGTGCAATAAGGGATAAGGTTATAGCAATACTATATCCCGCCAGAAGGTGTGTCTTCTTGTCTCTTGGAATACTCACCACACAACCCCCTCTACTTCCGCTACTAACAAGTTTACCAGCTCCAGTAGCTGTCACTTTACATACTAATCCAGGTTCTCCAGTGAAGGTACTGACATCAACACTTGTATCAGTAAGAGTTACACGAGAGTTATTCCCTAGCCCTGTAGTGGCAGCTCTGGTAATACTAACAGTTGGACTAAATATACCTGGGGTATCTAATCCTTTAGTTCTATTTATTTTTACACTCATATCATTTCCTTAAACAATTGTCCAGACAGAGCCAGCAGACACTGTGACTATAGCACCAGCAGCAACCTCTATCGGTCCCGCACTCATAGCATTCTTGCCAGTAGTAATTGTATAGTTATCTGTAACAATTTTATCGTTCTCATAGAACACCCTATCGTTACCACCTCCAGTAGCTCCTCCAGTAGCTCCTCCACTAGAGCCTGCTGAAACTACGTCTATACCATTACAGTACAAACTATTACTAGTGCCCTGGGGTATCGTTACACCTAGCCCGGCCGAGGTTTTAATAGTAAGACTATAAGACCCTGTAGTAAGATTCCTTACCGGCATGGTTCTAATTACTGAAGGTACTATGACGTTAATGTTAGCCGATAGGACCCCAACGAATTCATACGCAGAGTTAGCAGCCTCATTAGCCGTTAAGGTTACATTGGCTCCACCTGTTACAGACTTAGTCAGTAGAGTCTCTACCATTTTAACAGGGGTTACAGAAGCATCAGGAATAGATACGCTAGAACCAGACACTCCTAAGTATTTAACAAATACCGTCAAGCCGTCTGGTAGCTCAGGGCTAAACACTAAAGTCTGACCTACTAGGGTGAAATCCAAATTAGGACGTTGTACTGCCCCACCTACAGATACGTCTATGGCCTGAGCCAGTCCCGGATTATAACTGAGTGGGTATCCGGCAGCATACGTAACCGCATCTGAAGTAAAACTATCAGTCAGGTATTGTTCAAATTGTGGTGACTTACCGTAATACATCCCGTAATACATCAATGCTCCTTAGTCTTAATAGCTGATGGCGTTTACTTTAGCTATCGTGCTTGTAGTGGATTTATCTATTTTAACCATCGCAGCTTGTTTACGAGCTAGTGCCGTTTGAAATGCTGCAGCTACTGATAGTATAACAAGTTGTGCATCAGCAAGCAAGAGCACTTGAGGGCTATTGGTAGAGTCGAAGAATGTAACTTTGGTCAACCCAGCTGCCTCAGCCAAACGCTTAGCTGAATCAAGCTTGATTGCTGAATCGAAGCCACCTTGATATGTTACCGTACCCACTAGTACATCTGCACCTGCGTCTAGTTCATATGCTGTGCGGACTTCGGTGCGCTTAGCCTCTTTAGCGTTAGCCAGGAGTTTAGCAGCTGTGAATTCAGGCTCTGGAGTGTTACCGGCAGCTACCCAGTCCAGGTATTCGCGGTAGTCACGGTTACCCTCTGCGAAGGGGATTGAAGCTCCGTCTGAGAGGCGGGTTACTGAGTTTTGTAAAAGTTTATACATGTTTAATTAGTCCTTGTTTTTGTATTAGAGTTCTGCATCGGCAAACCAGTAGAACCTGTATCCATATAGTCCAGTAGCAATATGGCTTGTAGTAAATCCTTCAGTGGTTGCAAACATGGATATGGCGGTAGGGGTTATATTATCAGTACTAGAAGTGTTTCTCATCTCTGTTATCTTATTTACGTTTCCAGCTGCGTCTGTAAATGATATAGTAGATATAACCCTTTTAGCTACAGAATAGTTACTAATACTCCTAATATAGTTGTTAGTAGCTGTACCAAATTCATAGTATGTGTGCCCTGTTTCGTAATACCTCTGGCACAACTCCAGCTCAGTCCCAATAGGGCGTTGTTCAAACGGGGTTGCCAACGAACCCTCTTCCAGTTGAACCTGAGCAATGGAAATAACTTTAGAAGACTGCCCTATAGCTCCTGACCTACTATCATAAGTAGACCCCGCATCTAACCAGATGGTCAGACCGGTATAGCTAGAAGTGCCTATAGTTTTACCGGATATATCAGGCACTGTTATAGTTTTTGTGTATTTAGTCCAGGTGGTAGATAGTACTTGGGCTTGTCCTACTCCTAAAGTAGAAGCAGATCCCCCACTACCAAAATTCTGGGAAATCTCTATACCTATAGAAGGGGAACCTACGGCAGCTTTAGCCCAGAAAGATAGTGTTACTGCCTTACCTGCTAATGAACTAACTCCTTCAAGTCTCTGACCGAAATTACATAGATTCCCTGCTCCAGCTACGGAGTTTACTGTTATCTCAGTGTAGTACTGAGCCCCCCCAGAGCTAAATAAAGCATCACTTGATGTGAGGGTACCTTGTGCGGCGGAGAAAGTAGTTCCCTCCACACCTACTAACCATCTATCTGCAGGTCCGTACACTCCACTAGTAGTAACCGGGGTAGTACCCCTCTGCCAGATATCGAAGTTACCATTTATAATCTTATTTCTAAACCCGAACAACTGAGAGCCGTTCACGGCTTGGGTCTGGCTAGTAGCAGCTGCAACAATAGTCTTCCCGGTAGTAACATCTACAGAGTGAGTCTTAACCCAAGTAGGTACTACCCCGGCCGTAGCAGGAGCTGCATACCAGTATTCCTTAAGTGCTCCTGTATCGGTCCACTTTTCCAACCAGCATTCACCGGTTGTATCACGTCCAGCCCAAATTCCCGTAGTAGTATTAACTGCTACGTTAAAGGATTTACCAATTTCAATAGTTCCAACGGTAGCTGCATTAGTAACATCAGCGTATTCCCTGACCTGGGCACAGCCAGCAGGAGTTAAGGTACGTAGTAAACCTGGACTCTCTTGGTTTATTGGAGTCCCATTATCCTTAAGCATTGCGTATGGTAATTTGTTCATGGCTTTATTTTAGTTGAAGTTGAACTTCATTTGGTTATATGTTCAGGTAAAGCGGTTGTTATTTAGTGTACCATTTATATCCGCTCACACCTCAGGTTCTTTGTCCTTTATCAACTTGAAATGCATCACCGAGGGGTGGGGTAGGTAGGTCATGGCTTCGGATACTTCGCCTTGACAGCGAGACAAGCATCTATATAAGCCTGCTGCGCTGCTGTATCTCCTTTAACAACTGCATCTAGGTAGTCAGCCATCGGCGGGTATTCTGCGAGACGTTTGTCGGTATATGACAGCCTAGCTGCTGCCTCGGCGGCCTTAAGCTCTCTGTGCGATGAAAGCTCCGCATCTGAAATAGGGATGAGTTCGGGTTTGATATAAGCGTCCTGCGAGCCGTCAGCGGCGTAGGCGTAGATTTCGTTTGTTAGTGTATTTTTATAATGTTTCATGATTTTACCTTTATCTTAATTCAAACCAGCTTCCTTTTGTAGGCGAACCAGCAGCAATGTTTATTGAGTATGTATCACCTACTCCTACCAAAAAGCTCAACCCATTAGCGTATGTTGTCGAACCTCCGCACGACAGTTGACCATAGGTAGAATTTACAATAGCTACTACGGCATTTGGAGCAGAGCCAGTACCTCTAAAATGCACAACGATTGGCCTCCCCGTCGTGTTCGTGTACGTCGTGCTGATGGCTCTGCTCGCAGTCACATCCTGCCAAGTTTGCCCATAATGTCCGCCTGCCAGTGCATTGTTTGCTGTAGTATTAGCTGTATTCGCCGTAGTGTTAGCAATTTCTGCTGTCTTCGGGTCAATCGCTCTCTGGTAGTTCCTCACCTCGCAAGTGGTCGCGGTGAGCAGGTACACCTCGAAGGTGTCCCCTGCCGCTGTGGGGATAGTAGCTCCACCTTGCAGGATAGTCAGCCCTGCCCCTGCGGTAATATCTCCAGCGCCGAGGCATTTGCGTTTGTAGGTTATCCCTGCGACACCGTGAAATGCGGTAATGGCTACGCCTGTGTCGGAGAGAGTGCCTTCGAGTGATTCCCCCGTTAGGTCGGTAGTCGCGGCACGGACTGTGGCAGCTACGGCATTCACGCTTAAAGCACCATCAGTGAATGTCTTCACTCCAGCAATACCCTCATTCCCAGTAGTACTTACCTTAGTAGCTAAGCCATTGCTTAAATCAACTGGACTCACAGCCCCAACCACGGGAGTAACCTTGCGGGATACGATCTGTACTTCGTCATCCAAAACTGCAGCGGTACCTCTGTAGTACTAGGTACCGTCGGTAGCTGTGAATTCAGATGGTAATATTTTAGAGCCATTCAGGAATACATCTACACTTCCAGGCGTATAGGAAGCACTAAAAGTCGTTTGACCGGAAGTAGCAATGTACGCATACCTGTACTCTGCATCAACGATGTCGTTAGGAGCTACTCCGTAGTAAGCGTTAGATTGTGCCATAGTTTATTAACCTGCTATTTCCAAAAGTTCAATAGATAAGTCTATCATCAAAGTAGTATCAGTAACTGCGTGTACTATGTCACCAGCCTTAAGTACCATCTTAGGCAGTTTAGCTGCACCACCATAAGGGATGGAGATTGCATTCAAACGATTCACTACACTAGCTCCGTTATGAATCTCTAGCGTTAAAGTATGACTGGATTTATTCACATTGTCTATGTTAGACGCCGTACCATGGAAAGCGATGACAGTAGTACCAGATGCTACCGGTCCATACACTTGGGCTAGTACATTAGTTACTTGAAAGTCTGCCCTGTTAAAAGTTGTTGTTGACATTTTTATTCACCTAAAAGAATGGAATATATAATTGCATTAGAAGAACCTGCTTCTAAATCTGTAATAGTCGAAGTAGTACTTTGATATACCTCGAACTGTTCGCCTGCCGCCGGTAGGCTTGGTAAATCTGTAGCCCAAGTAAAACTACTATCAGTCTTAGATAGTAGGGGGCGAACGGTGCCAGCTAAGGCTCCACTAGTAAATTGTACTAGATACTTACCAGTAATAACTGTAGATACTCCACTAGAGGTTAGCGTAGAAGATAACGAAGCTAATGTAGGCGACGGACTTGCTGCAATAGTTCCCGTAAATACTCTCTTGGAGTAGTTAGAGAATCTCCACGTATCGACCGTATTCTTCAGTGCTACCGTTGGGTTGCCGTCATCATCAAGGCTGGCACAGACATACGATGTCCCATTTGAGTCAGAGGGTTTAGTTAATAGCTCCACAGAAGACAGCTCTGACATCCTGGTGTCAGTCTTAGCAAAAGAAGCTAAGGTAGCGGAAGTTACCCTAACCTCCACTGAGGTACCTGAAGGGAAACTGGCGGTCGAAGTATTCTCACGGCCTCGGATTACCGTCAGTACATTTCCAGTCTTAAGGAAACACTCTACTATCTCCACAGTAGTACCAGTATCTAACGTAGCTAAAAAGTATTGACCAGTAGTTGGGCTGGGAAATTTACTAGCGTCTACTAAGGTAATAGATATATCCGCACCTGTAATAGGTAAGGATAGTGTAGTCTTAGCGTTGTTTGCAAAAAGTTGTTGTCTCAAAGTCATAGTTAAACCTTAGGTATGTATACTATGGAGCTAGCCGTAGTTTTTAGTTTCATTTCAGTGCCCAGGGAGTTTATAGAAGCAGTAGCCCTAGTAACATACGGTGTGTGATCCTCCGTTAAACTTAGTAGTATTTTAGCAGTATTATGCCTTAGGTACTTATTAGCGAACTTAGGTATTGCAGTAGAAGAGTTATAAACCTGTAGTCTGCTCAGTTCGTCTAGATTACAAATACCTATATACTCACCTAATGTAGTAGTACCTGTATTTTCATATATAAATATTTCTCCGGGTAAATTAGGATATACTCCCTCTACCTGAAGTAAGCTTAGCAGTAATACCTTATTCTTATTTGAGTCTAAAGATACCTCTATGTTAAGGTAGTCTCCTGGTCCTTGGTAGAAGGGGGGGTTTGCCATTAAGCCACCTTAATAGTCCACTCGAAGTGGATGCTAAAATCTGCCGTCTTAGGAATACCGGGAAAAGTCTTTATGTTAAACAATGAGTTGTTGGAGAATAATAGTCCAGCCTCGGTGATAAGACTACCATTGGCGGTTGACTGATCAATGTCAGCGATAAACGTAACTGAAGGTATGGCCATATCCGTAGTATTATAGGTAGTCACACTTAATAATGGGGTGAATAATGTGAAAATAGACCCACTTACTGATTTAGGGTATAGGCCCTCAGGGTCTACTGTTCCACCGGTACCTATCTGTAATCTATCTATTACATTAACAACAAACCCGCTATTATAGATAGAGGACAGCATATACTGTTTCGAAGTTAACACAATTAGGTTCTGTTTAGTAAGGACCGGCTCAACGGTCCCATCCGTGAATACTTTACTAATAGAAAGAATGCCATCTAAGGTGTGTATTTTAAATACAGCCTTAACCCCGGTTACTATACTTGAGTAGAGACATCTTACCTTTTGGAGTATATGTGCTGGAATATTTTTCATGTTATTTAGTGTTATCTGACTACCTTGTGTACGAGGGCTGAGCCGTCTCTAAGTATTTGTCTAGGCGTATTATTCGCATCTAGGTATTCTGTATCTACGGTAGTCGTTTGACCATCTTCATTGATAGCATTACTAAGTGTATTATAGCTTAAAACCCCCCTCCCCCTCATGGAGTAAACGGGAGAAAGCATAGGTCCTAACCCCCTAGCCATGGGTGCATTAGCCTGCTGGATCACAGGATCAGTATCTTCTATTACCTTGTAGGGTGAAATCTCCAAGTCAAAATTAGAGGTTACTAAGTATACACCCACTAACCCCGAAACTATTCTGACTCCTATAACCAAATCTCCATCCCTTAAATCAGTAGGGTACGATGGTAACCATAGAAAATCTGCTCCCCTCGGCAAGAATGGGCTACTTGGTATTTGGCTGGTAGTTCTAGAAAAAATAATATTAAAGTAGGCAACTAATAGTGGTTTATAGTTAAATAAATCTATAGCAGAGTTAATGGCAACGCTATTAATAGACTGATCTAGATCCCTAGCTAATAGATTAAAACTCCAGCGGCTAGAACTTGGAGGTGCAACACTCATTGCGCTACACTTAGCGGCTATAGTCTCATCTGTAACTATGTACATGGGCACCACCCTCTTATCTGCCGTGATCAGCCCAGTAGACATAAACCCCGTTAATGCTGGTTCTCCAAAAGAGTTGTCTATCCCTCTAACATGAGCTACTACCGACCTCTTAGCCCGTAAGGTGTTTTCCCCCCTAGTGAACAAGGTATTTAACCACCCAGCATCACTACTGAGCGTATTAGAATACTGACCAGGAAGATTTACAATACCTGTCACCGTTTGATCTCCAGTTCTCATAGATAATCCGGACTTGAATAGTCTATCTATAGTAGAGGATGCGTTCATTCTCATGAAACTTGGTGTCCCTCTTAGAATACAGTCAACTGGCACCTCATCACTTATAGGGAGACCTGCAGTATCAAAGTTAACCGAGTCTCCCATCATGTCACCTGGAGCCAACCATAGAATCCTGGTGTTATCCCTAACCATACGAGAGATGGAGAATGAAAAGTCCTCAGTAAGTAATTTATCTCTTCGTTGAGTAAGAGTATCGTCACTAGAAGTTATAGTTTCCTCAAGGTAAGGGATACTCCATATGTAGATAGCCTGAGAATACAGAGGTTTAACTCTATTGATAATATCCTCTATCTGTTGGAAGTTTTGGTTATTTTTGAATGTACTAACTTTTACATTAACGAGGAATGTATGATTTTTTATGTAAGTACGCATTAGATAGTCGAAGTTACTACCTAACGTGGCATACCTTTCAGTCTGGGTTTCAGGTAGTGAGGGAATTATGGACGGGGGTATAGATAGATTTATCCACCAATCACCATCTTCAACCCAATCTTTAATCTCTACCCACTGAGAGAGCTCATCAGATACACTCAGGATATCACCCGGTAGCACTGAAGGTAATAGCCCATATGGTAATACATACTTATTCTTATCCGTAATAACTATATACTGATCAGTGTCTAAGTACTGACGAACATCTATAACCTCTTCACTCTCCCTGGCCAAAGGGATGCCTAGGCATAGGTTTAACCCTTTACGTAGGATAGACAAGGTAGGGCCTTGGTAGTACATATAGTACAACCCGTACACAAAGCTTTTATAGACTTCTGTAGAGGTAGCCGGGTCTACACCTATGAGTTTAGCGTAGTGTTTATGTATCAGTTGTTCATCAACTTCAACATCTACAAACCATAAGGCATACTCCGTAGTGCCATCGGTCAACTTCCTAGCGGGGAATCCAAGCTCAGATAAGGGCTTGTATAAAGTTATCTCGCCATCACTAACATGATAATTGACATTGTCTTCTAGCGAAGTAGTAGGGAGTAATGGTCTATTGGCTATAAACTTAGAACCTACAATGTCTATAGGTAAGGTGAAAGTGTTTACTTTTCCTTCAACCTCATCAGTATTTTTAATAACTACTAGCTTAATGGTTGACCCAATAGAATCCTCTATATCCTTAAGGCTTATGGAAGAGGTCATCTGTAGGAACTTACTATATATAGATGCTGCTGACTCTGAGGTAGCCTCTAACATCAGGTTAACCATGCCAGTATCCTCAAACATGACTGAGAAGAAGTCTGAGATACCATATAGGTAAGTTAGATTAGTAGTGTCAGTACCAACTGGTAGTCCCTCTGCTCCGAATCCAGAATATGTCGTCATAGGTTATCTCTGTACTGGGGCGTTAGTTGCTGGTAAATTCTCTACAGTAGTTGTTATAGTGTCTAATACGAATAGGCTGGTAGGATCATTGGGATCCAATACGTCTTCTATTACACCAGTATCTGGAGTTATTAACTCTGTTAAGTCTCTGGTGTACCTAGAGTATGATACGAACAATGGTAACTTGATATCCAACATACCGGCATTCTTCAAGCTGGCGACTAGTTCTGCTACTACGAAAGGTTGGCCTGGAGCCAAACTATCTATATATGCAGTAGCTGCACTCTCCACTAGCGTATTACTGGATGTAGTGTACTGAGTAACTCCTATAGTCAGGATATATAGATTAAACCCTCTGGCTAAATAGTCGGCACAGAGAACTTTCCTCTCCTTATCCTCTAAGTAGTTCTGGACAACATCTACCTTATCAAACCTACGGACCTCAAATGTTGCCGTCTTATTAACGTAAGCTGGTCCAAAGTCTATATGGATTTCTTGTTTAGTACTAAATCCGAAGTCGGCTGGGGGATATGTAGAGACGCATATTGGGCTAGTTGTAGTTATAGTAGTAACATCATCTACCATAGTAGTGACACTGATGATGAAGTTATCCTGGTCTGTAACTGAGCTAATGACCCAACTTCCATTAAAGCCGGAAGGTGTTAATCCTGATAAAGTAACTTTCCTGCTTACCTGTAAACCATGTCTGGGCATAAATACAGAAACTACCCCATTACCTAAATTAGTGACCGACAGTACCTCTCTGGACTCCACATTTGGATTCCTCAGCGTGTACCTGACTGGGCTAGTTATGGTAGCAGTGTCAGTAGTAACGGCATTAGTGTTGTTAGAGGTAAACGAAAAAGTACTAAGGGTTATTGCAGATATGGTTCTACTACCATTAAGTACGTTAACTTCACATAGCATTGTACCAGTACCTGAAACCGGTATATTGGCTAGAACTATATATGAGAACGTATCTGCCGTAGTAGAGGTAATAGTATAAGTACCATTATAATCAGAAGGGGTTACCCCAGATATAGTTACGGTATCTCCTGGTAAGAATCCGTGCCCAACACTAGTAGCGGTTACAGTTACACCGGTGCAAGTAATACTAGATACCGATAAGGTTTGTGAGAACCCTTGTACGTCTATAAGCTCGCCTTGAATAAATGGGTGAGCGTTTGAAGTCAGAGTATATGTAGAAATACCTGATGTAGGTGTATCCACTAGCACAGACACATCAGTATATGGGACAGTAACTGAGTTTAGGACTGGAATAGTATCTTCTGCACCTGCGGAGATGCTACTACGGAAGACTCTGTAGTTAGGGCCAGTAAGCATGGCCACCCCTAAAGAATCTGTACTCAGTTGAACTAGCTCAGATACAGGGGATTTAGAGCAGTAGACATCCACAGCCCCACCTAAGTGAACCCTAGTCTGGATAGAGTGCTCTAATATGCTCGGCATGGTCACAGGCACTACAGTACCAGTAGGTACTGTTACTTCAATAGTATTGGTAGTAGTATTGTTTATCTTAAATTCCCCATTTAGGTTAACTGAGGATGAACCACTAGAAGTCACATACTGACCAGTATAAAAGCCGTGGTCTGTTATAGTTAGGGTAGCTACGGTATCCACTATATCAATGGACTCCACAAGTTTAGTTGCACGCTGGGGAAGCATACCTATAATAAGGTCCCTCATCATGCTTGAGTCCCCCATACCTATAGTAAGTATATGGTTTAGGTCTGTAAACATGCCGCGTAGGTTGAAATCTACAGACGGTTGATTAATCAGGTTACGGGTGGAAACCGAGGATTTAGACCTAGCAATAAACTGGGTGTTAGTTTCTGTTGGTACTGATCCACTTACTAGATAGTTAATCTCTCCCCTTAAAAAATATGGGTCAAAGTTAGAGAAATACAGCAAGCTACCTGAGCTCAGGTTATATTCTACCCCTTCACTTTCAGCTGCTAGGTCTACATCTATGTAGTACTCGTTGCTATAGCTATCATACTGTACGTATGATGACGATAAGTTATACGCTTGTGCCGGGAAAAACTTTATTTTATTATCTACTGAAAAGTAGGTGCTTGATGGGATGCCTATGTTTTTAGACCTGGCGAAGAATAGGCGTACATTAATAGTACTTTTAGTACCTTGATTACGCTCAACAAACAGGTTGGACATAATTTTATCTACCATTTCTGTAGAGGTAGTATCATCAGCTCCGCTTATCGTGTTCTGTTCAAAGTGGTAGTCTAGACCCTTCTTAATCATGGCTAAAAGGGTGGCGGTAGGACGTATAACGGTATCACGTAGGGCCGTACCCTCTCTAAGGTCCAAGGTTGGAAACTTGGCTTCGAGTATTTGTTTAGCCAGATACTCGGCTTCAAGAATGTCTCCTTGAGAGGGTTGTATACCCGGAAGTACGGAATAGAAGTCTGTCATATGTTAAGCAATGTCCTTGGTTACGATTAGTTTAACATTTTAAATGACGAGGGTCTACACAGTTGGAGTAGTTTTTAGGTCCGTAGCAGGGAATGGTAAGGCTACTTGGGCGGTTTCCCCTTCCATAGTAACCATTTTCAAATACATGGTAGCAGACTCTGAGCTAGTGTCTATACTTAAAATAGAAACCTCTCTTAACTTAGAACTAGGATCAACTTCATCATACAAAGCCGCCTTAGTTTGAGATTCAGCTGATTTAATCTGGTCCCTTAAGTCAGAGATAAGCAGCCTATCAGTAGAAGACACATTAGACCGCATAACTATGTTAGTAAAAGTAGTTCCTATATTGGGGCGTATAACGTCACTTCCCCTAGTTGTTAATAATATCTTGAGAAAGTACTGAGCCACCTTCTGTATGCCTGTAATACTTCTAGGTGTGTAATCTATATTAAAAGTAAGTTTACCCTCGGGAAAGCCGTCGGGGAATGTTATAAGTAATAAGTCATAGGTAGCTCCGCTTGGGAGGTTTTCATTAGTACCTAATCTAGTATTTATACCTACTATGTTCATGCTTATCCATTCATCCTATTAATAGTTAGTGCACCTTCATTAGAGTAAAATTTAGACTCTTTATCTGCCTGATAAGTACGTAGTATCATATAATCTAACTTAGTCCTATTACACATAGCATGCTCTCGTAGCATCGCTGCAGAATGGCTGACCGTCTCTATTATCCTGCCATTACCATAACTGGGGGAATCCCCCTTAAAAGTGGTACAAATTCTTAGTAGTTCTGAATAGTCCAGTCCATCCGAGTAATCTCGGAACTCCTCAGGTAACACATCTCCGGTAGTATCAGCAGAGGATACTGCCTCCGACCTAAAAAAGTTAGAGAGACTGGTATATATGGATGCTACTTGTTCCTTGTAGGAAGCCATGATTAATACATCTTAATATCTGTTTTAATACCCTTAATCTTATCCACCAGCTTAGACTTCAGGTAGTTAAGGCGGTTAATATTCACCTCTAGCTTACCAGCTAACTCAGTAGAAGTCATACCTTTAGCGTGATTAAGAATAAATT